AGCTGAAATCATTATTGTTCCTTACTATTCCCCTGCTGATGAATCTAATCGTAGATACATGGTAGACATATATGCAGAGTACCGTAAACCTTCAGGAGAGGCCGTTACAGAGATTATAGAGATAAAGCCTACCAAGGATACTCTTAAACCCAAGAAAACGCGAGGGAAGAAGCAACGGACGTATTTAAGGGAGGTTTATACGTACAATGTTAACATAGCTAAGTGGATAGCAGCTGCTAAGTATGCAAAGGATAGGGGATGGACGTTTAGACTACTTACAGAGAAAGATATATTTAAGTAAGATTATAAGATATATTGTCTAACAGTATCAATATATGATTCGATAGCATACAACATAGTACCATTATTACCGATATAGAACCCACTATAAGAGTTTTCTATCACATTAATTGATAATCTATTTCCACTATAAACAACGGTTGTTATATCCCATGCTGTAGATAATTCATATCCATTAACATAACCACCCGATATTAAAAATAACTGAGTACCTTCTGGATTAAATCTAATCGCTGGTGGGTTTGTTCCTCCCCCACTAAAAAAATAATCATCATTATATGTGGCAGTGGATACATCCCAAGCTACTGCCAGATCATATTGGAAAATATTATCTGTATTCCAATCAGAAACATACATTCTATAACCAGTATTACTAAATTCTACAGCTGTTGGTACAGTTGATTCACCTACATCAGCAAATTTATCATCATAAGATGCACTATCTATATCCCAAGGAGTGGTAAGGTCATATTCATACACCCTATCACCAGAACTTTCACTAATATACATTTTATAACCATCAGATCTGAAATAAATATCTGTTGGTGAACCTGTCTCTGTTCCAATACTAAAGAATTTATCATCATAAGATGCACTATCTATATCCCAAGGAGTGTCTAAATTATACTCATAAACTCTATCTGAACCGCCCACCATATACATAATTGATCCATCTACACTAAACGATACACCAGTTGGATTGAAATCTTGTGGGAATATGCTATATGAGGTATCATAATTACCACCAGTTATATCCCAATATAGAGGCTGTTCTATTATACTATCTACAGACAATGATTCCACAGATAATATAGAATCTGGATTAACACCATATGCCATAACAGCAGTTGAGAAGATTTCGGCTGTTAATATACCAGCTGGTGTAATTGGTAAAATAATATATGAATCTGTAGGTAAGATTTCGGCTGTTAAAATAGAATCAGGTAATGTGTATGCTGGTTGTGGTAATGTGTAAGTAGGAATACTCACTTTCTCTTTATCATAGATAGCCACACTATCTGGAATAGATATAAATTGTGTATTCCCAACGATAGGTTGTGATATAAATCTTGGAGCAATAATATCACCTACATTATATATGGATTGCCCATACCCAACACTAGGTATAGAAACACTCTCTTCTGATGCTATACCATCAAATCTATTAATTAAATGTATTACTGTATTATAATCCATTATGTACCTCCTTGTACAGTTGGATCAAAGAACTCAAATGTATTATCAAACTCTACTGTTTCAAATCCAATGGTAACAGATATCAATGCATCTGTACTATCAGCATAGTTCAAACCAGAACCAACAACATTCTGGATATAACATCTCTTTAATATGTAATAATCTACTACTGTATACACATTATCTAATACTTCAATTCTAATATCAAAGTCTTCTAGTGTATGGTCGTTCTGTGCAATCAATGAATCATATAGAATCTTAGTCACAGCACCATTCACATCATCTCTGAAATCTATTGTAATAGGATCAAATCTAATAATAGAGTGTATATAAGATGGAATCATTTTCTCTCTTAGTTCAGACATATCAAAATTAATAACTGGTCGTTCTACAGACATAACTTGTCTACCAAGGATGTTAGATGTGTTTTCATCTACACCAAGGAACTTAACATAGAACTTATCTGTAGTCTTTGTTTGTAGATTTCTATTTAGGTTATCAGTATGCATTACTCACCTCCACCACTAAAGAAGTCAATACAACGTATTTCATTACCAGTTGAAAATAACATCATATCCCCTTCTATATAAGAAATAGCTTCTTCCATAAATGCTATTGGTGCTTCTATTGTAACTTCTTGGTCAAGTGCTATAGCCGATAAATCAATTGTTGTCAGAACACTACCCCATTGACCAATTAGCTTGAGTGTCCAATTCATATCACCACCAGCTCCACCAGAATCCTTATATACAGTTACAGACATAGTTTCCTCATATATTGGTACACCTTCTGTTCCATCTAATCTGTAGTAACCATCACCCTCACCCCTTGATGGAATAGACCATGCAGATCCTGTCCATGAGATATTAGTATTAGGTATCCACACAGTATCATTAAAAAATGTAGACTCACATACAGATGGTGGGATAACAACAGACATACTTACATCAGTAGGTACATCCTCATGTGAATAAATGCTAGGTGGTCTACTAACTGCCCATCTACCATCACCATCAAAGATAGTCTTATCATCATATTCAAACGTACTTGTATAATCTACATTATGATAATAGATTGTTGCAGTAATAATAGAACTTTCTGTAGACATATAAGTTAATTGATTTTGAGCAATATTCTGTATGAAGCAATCTTTTAATGTATACCCTTCAATCTCTATACCATTATGATCTTGTATAGCAACCTTAATTTCAAATGGCGATTGTGTCTTAGCTGCTTGCTTATAGATGATGTCATACATAGAACGAATAGTGTTACCAGCAATATCATCTCTAAACTCTATTGTGATAGGCTCTAACTCAGCTACAGTAGTATGTTTAGTCATACCACCTTTGTTTCTATGCTCTACAGCAGTAAAGTTAATGGATGGTCGCTCTACAGACATAACCTGTCTACCAAGGATGTTGGCAGAGTTATGATCTAATCCAAGAAATTTAGTGTAGAATTTATTAGATGATTTAGATTTTAAGTTTCTATTTAAATTACGTGTAGTCATTATACGATTGTTAAGGTATCAATTCCTGCTATTTGATTATTATTATCAGTAATATTAGCTTCAATTATTTTAATTATTCCAGAATCAGTTTCTTTAAATGGAAAATTAAGATAGAAATCAAACTCAAAATCAATAGTATCTACAATAATACGTCCATCTGTACCAGCTGGTTGATTCTCTTCATTATTAATTGATATTAATTCAGCAGATGTGATGTTAGTCCAATCCAATATGTCATTAGAAGTATTAAATGTTAAATCTGGATTAAATATAGATAAGATCTTCTCTAAGATTTGTAGCTTCACTCTAGAGTTATCGGAATAGATAGCAATCTGCATTGTTGCACGATAGGGTACAGGCATAAGTCTTTGTATTGAAGTTATTGCACCATCATCCTTAACATATGCTCTACTATCAATATGAGTAGGAGCCATACGTTTCTCATCATTACGACTAATCGTTTGTAGATAACCAGCAATGATTGGGAGTGAAGCTGTAGTGAATGTTCCATCTCCATTAAGCACATCTGATACTACTCTATCCATATTGGCATAGATTACCTTAACCTGTTTAGTGTCGATACGCCCATCATCATCTCTATCTAACTCAGTATCAACAATGATACCTGTAAAAATTCTTAGGAATTGACTGATGTAGTTTCTTATTTGACCCTGATAAGGTATTTCATAGATATGTGCCATGTGAGTATTTATGATAGTTTTTCTTTATAAATACTTACATGGCAGCTAAAAAGAAACCGAATATTGGAGTCTATGGTAGTAAGGATAGACTATTACAAGCAAGATTATCATATGAGAAAGTATCTCTCACATGGAAGACTGTAAATATATACAAATATCTTGGGCAGGATGGTATTGATAATCCTTCACTGACAGATATTGAAGATAACATTATGTTTGAAACTCGTAATAGAGCTTATGATCCTGAGCCAGTAGAACTTAATGCTCACTTCGAACCTATGCAGGAAGAACAAACTGACTTAACTAGATTCGGTATTATCAATCCATTAGCTGACAACCTTAGAGTGTATATGCATACATGGAGCTTTGGCTCACTTGGTTTAAATAGATATCCAGTAGCTGGTGATGTTATAGAGATGCCATTCTGGAAACAAGATGGTATTGGAAGCTATTGGGAAGTTATTGAAGTAGACCGTAAGCCAGAATTTGAAACATTCACTGTAGTACTTACAGTAGAGCCAGTTAAAGACAACTGATATCTATGATGATAGTGAGAGTAGACTATATAATCCTACACCTAACTTTATTGAAGACTTTATTACAGATAATAAAATACTTATTCCTAGATCATGGGAGAATGATCATGAGGTTGGTACACCAACAGTTATTAATTCTCAGATTGTAGGTGCATTACAAATTCTTGGTGAAGAAGTTGTCGGTGAAGATATAACAGTATCTAATGTATAATGGCATATTTTCATAATAATCTAGTATCACCACCATCAATTACTAATAGAGATTCTACAGAAGAGTCTTTTAAAGATTTAGTTGTTGCTTATGATTTCTCCTTAACCTCAGATACAATAGACTCTACAGAAGAGTTTGGTACAACATATATTAATATTGGTTCGGGGTTATTTACAGTTAACGCTTCCAGTGTAGATGCAGAAGAAGTATTCGGTGAAGCATCCGTTAATACTCTATATTCTATATCTCCTATTGAAATATCTACATTGGAAGCATTTGATTCACAATTGATTAAACATGCTGGACAACCACTAATTACTGATTCTGTTATTAGTGGTGAAGACTTCACTGATATAGAAGCTTCAAGAGGGGATAACTTATATGATATTTCTAGTGTAGAGGTTACTGGTCAATTACCTATAGCAGAAGATACTTATAGTAGAGATGTTGCTATAAGTGCTGATGGTACTAAGATGTATGTATTAGGCGATAGTACTGATTTTTTATATCAATATACTCTATTAACCCCATACTCTGTTGAATCCGCAATATATGATAATATTTCATTATCAACAGCACCAGAAACGACTCCAACTAATATACATTTTAAAGCTGATGGTACTAGATTGTATTTACTTGGCGCATCTACTGATGCGATACAACAATATAATTTAAGTGAAGCTTGGGAGTTAGACACAGCAATATGGAATAGCGCATCTCCAAAACTTACTGGTGTGGTAAGTGGTTGGGCATTAACTATGAGTAGTAATGGTGTGTATGTATATATTCATGATGCAGCACATTCCAAACATTATAGATTCACACTAGAAACACCTTGGGAAATATCTACATGTATAGTAGACAATACTGGTTCAATACCTATTACTGTTAATGCTTATGGATTTCATATTAGTGATGATGGTTCAAAACTATTCTTAGTATATAATACTTATCGACAATTTTCTATGACAACCCCATATGATATTACTACATTGGTTGACGATGGTATCTCATTTAGTATTATTGATGTTAGTAATCCAAAGGGTTTCTGTTGGAATGCTGATTATACAAAAATATATATAGTTGGTAGTGGTACTGATGAAGTAGTTGAATATACAACTTGGAAAGATTACCACCCATTTGAGGTTAGACATCCTAACCAATCAATAATGATTGCTGATGGTATTGAATCGGTTACTCGCTCTCTTGGCCCAATAATTGTAGTTGATGATCCGTCTGCATATTATAGATTAGATGAAAGTAATAATACTGCTGTAGATTTTATGGGTGATTATAATGGCACACACATTGGTAATATTGCACATGATGTTGTTGGTTTGGTTAATGGAGATGATAATACCGCTATTGAATATGGTGCAAGTGATGGGTACACAAGTATAGATTCAGCAAGTACCATATTCAGTACATCTACTGTTGGTACATCTATCGAATTTTTATTTAAATCTAATTCTTCATTAGAATCGAATCACAATTATAATCAAATGTTTAGTGTTGCTGATTCAAGTGGATATAGATTATTTTCTATTAGTTATGGCAAAACAAACTCACAATTAACAATAAATCATGCAGATGGGTTATCGTATGCTA